CGAATTGGAATACATTCTACGACAACTCAGAATCAAAAAATGCAAGCTCCACCGAGACAGCGGGATAGAAGACGACGCCACCATCGAACTTGTGGTGTTTGACATCCGCGGCCAGCATGCAATCGAGCATTTTCTCATGGCAAGATATTTTCACTACACACAAGTTATTCAGCACAAAACTTCGATTGCATTTGAAGCGGCTGCCAAAGCTTTGGTATATAAAGTTTTAAGGAATACCTCTACCCCGTATGCGGACTATGATGCTATAACAGCCTGCATCGGAAAAGACGATTTTTACCAATATACGGATGATTTTCTGTGGGAAACCATCCGAAAAGAATGTATGTCTTCCTCTGATGCTTACATAAAAACATTATGGGAGTGCGTAAGCCAAAGGAAAAAGCCCGTACATGTATTGACATTGACGGATATCATTCCAAAGAAGTCGGTAAATTCCAAAGAAAAACCTGTAAACGACCCAGTTTATTTTCTGACAAAATGGCTGGTTCAAAATACACTTAGTGATTTGGCCCAAGCAGCAGGAATCGATCCGGCATTCATCGGTTATGTGGAATCCTCCGTATATTTAGAATCCATTTCCTCCTATCTCAAAGCGGAAGATTGTTCTTTGGACGAATTCCCCGATGAAATAAGAGGTGCAATTCGCATAATGGATAAAGAAGGCAACATTACATTTTTGGCATCCGACCACAAATCCTTGATAAACAAAATGGTTGATTTTACCTCTAATACATTAGATATATTTGTACTCGGAAATGTTGAAACCGATAAAGCAGAAAGGCTGAAACAAGCGATACTTTCGAAAACGAAAAATAAATAACACAGATACCTGATAAGTCAAGCATTGCTTATCAGGTATTTTATCTTCGCCTTTCAGTTCCAAAACGCGCGTAAGCAAAACGGCGACTTCGGCGCGGGAGGCGGGGCGGTCGGGGCGGAAGGTCCCGTCGGGGTAGCCGTTGAGAATCCCCTGCGCAGCGAGCGCGCTGACGGCCCCGGCGTACCACGCGGAGCCGGAGACGTCGGGGAAGGACTGCGCGGACGGCGTGTCCCCCGCGCCCGTTTCCGGCGCCGGCTCGGGGACCGTCCCTTCCGCCCCGACCCGTTCGAGGTCGTCCGCGTACACCGCCGCGACCGTGTCCCCGTTTTCGTCCGCCAGAACCGTCCGGCCGTCCGCGCGGCTGTCCTGCCTGACGGTATAGCTGTCCTCGTAGATCGTCCAGCTTCCACCCCCGAACAGCCGTCCCCGCTTCTTTCCGTTTTCGACCGTGATGTTCCGCACCGGCCTGACGGTGTCGCCTGCCTTGTAAAGCGTCATTGCGGTTTCTCCTTTCTTTTGAAGCCCGAGCGCTGCCGCCGCCGCTTCCGCTATCGCCTTTGCCTGCTGCGGCTGCGTCCCGACGAGCCAGCGCGCCGACGGCTCGTAATCGTGGAAATTGACCTCGAGGATCACGGGGATGACCCCGCGCCTGTACGGCTCCCGGATCTCACCGTAGCCCGCGCCGTCAAAGGCCTGCATTCCGTCCCGAACCGGATTCGGGAAGGTGACCGGCAGGGTGCATACCGCGTTCAGCCGCTCGGCCAGCGCCGTTGCCAGCGCCTTCGACCGCGGGCTGTCGGGATGGTAGAATGCCTGCGCGCCGCAGTGGGCGCCGTCGTAGGCGTTGTCGTGAAGGGCAAGATAGTAGTCCGCGCCGAGCGCCGCAGCCTCCTCTGGGCGGCCCTTGTAGTCCCTGCTCTCGGAAAAGACGGTCGCTGCATACACGGACACGCCCTCGTATGCCTCCAGCTCCCGCTGCACGAGCCCGGACAGCTTTTCGCATTGTGTTTTTTCGTCGTAGCCGCTGATGCAGTAGGCATTGTAATGGTTCGCCGGCGCCAAATATACCTTTATGGTGGACATGATTTTCTCCTTTCCGGATATAACAAATTTGATATTGACAAATCAGAACAAATTGGGTATAATATAAATGGAGTTGCGGGAGGGAAAACGATTGCGGTACAATGTGATTTTTTACAAAGACAAACATGGTCGGGAGCCGATTGCAGAGTTGCTACGAGATTTGGCGGAGAA